CCAGCGGCAAGACGCAGACGCAGATCCGCGACGCCCTGCTCGCTCTGTTCGTCGGCAACGCGACTGTCACGGGAGCATCGGTCGGCGCGAACCAGCTCACCCTGACGGCGAACGCTGCCGGCCTCGACTTCGACGTCACCCTCGCCTCGCCGGGCGACGTGATGACGCAGGCGGTCAGCACGCCCAACACGGGCATCTACGAGGACCTCGACGCGATCAAGGCCGAGGACTTCACCTGGTTCGGGATCATCGAGACCGCGCACAGCAAGGCGGCGATCCTCGACGGCGCGCGGTGGGCGTCCGAGTACCCGGTCAAGTTCTTCGCCGAGACCAACGACTCGGAGGTCAAGAGCAACGCGGCGGGCAACGTCGCCGCGGCGCTCAAGGCGAAGGCGTACAAGAACACCAGCCTGCGCTACCACCACACCGGCAGCGAGCTCTACACGGCCGCCCTGGTCGGTCGGTGCCTCGGCTACGACGTCGGGCAGATCCAGTGGTCGCACCGCAAGCTGGTCGGCGTCACAGCGAGGAACTACGGGGCCGAGGCCGGCGTCGTCGAGGCGTTCGAGCTCAACTACGTCGGGCGCTACGACACCGAGGGCCGCGGCCGGTCGCTCTACAACTACACCTGCGACGGCGGGTTCATCGAGATGGAGATCGGGCGGTGGGTGTGCCGCGCCCGCGTGCAGGATCGTCTGCTGACCCGCCTCGCCGAGAACGACATGACCGCCTACACGACCGAGGAAGGCCGCGCCTCGGGCGCGGCCTGGATCCGCGAGGCGCTCAACGAGCTCGCCACCGGCGGCGGGACCGGGTTCCTGCGCCGCGAGACGATCGAGATCACGAGCGTGCCGATCGAGAACCAGCCGGACGCCAACGTGTCCAAGCTCAAGATCGGCGGCTACAGCTGGACGGCCAAGTGCCGCGTCGGCGTGAACGAGATCGAAGTCACCGGCTACAACTCGATCTGATAGGGGCCAGAACATGAGCGCTACAGTCTCCAACCGGGTAAAGCAGTTCCTCATCAACGGCGTGCCGGTGAGCGTGGTCGGCGGCCTGCAGGGCGGCGACGCCGTCGTGATGGCCCCACAGGGGCAGGTCGCGGTCGGCGTGCGCGGCCTCTACGGCGACGGCGTCCACGTCTACCTCGAGAGCGACGGGCACTGGATCGTCGACGTCAACTGCTTCGAGACCAGCGAGGCGAACAGCGTCCTCGACGTGGCGAACACGACGCGCAAGAAGGTGGCGATCGAGTTCAGCGACGGCGAGAAGACGGTGCGCTCGGGCACCGCGACGGTGATCCAGCTCCCGACCCTCAAGATCTCCGAGTCGGTCGTGATCCACGTCTGGAGGCTCGAGAGCTTCAACTTCAAGGGCACCATCTCGGGCAAGTCGGTGACGTGATGGGCGGGCTGTTCTCCTGGCTCGCGCGCGCCCAGGAGGGCACGGGCGCGCTGCCGAAGTTCGCAAAGGACGAGTCGCCGATGGTCATGCGTCGGTGGTCGCGCTCGGGTCGCTACGCGATCCGGGCGCTCGGCCCGTTCGACGCGCTCGAGCTACGGTTCCGCCTCGCGTCGATGCTCGGCCGCGAGTTGCTCGCCGCGCTGTGGGACATCGCCGTGCTAATCGCGGGGACGGAGGTCGGCACCGTCAACTACCGCAAGATCTACGCCGCGCTGCGCCTCTACACCGCGCAGAGCCCGAACGGCCTGCCCGACCGCAAGGCCGTCCAGGAGGCCGCCGGTGAGCTGTACGCCGAGGCGATCAAGCGGCTGCACGGGGTCATGCCGAACGAGCGCGAGGTCGACCTGTCCGCGGTGATGACGGCGGCCCGGCCGTACTTCGAGATCGTCGGGCCCGCGCTCGGGGCGATCGAGCCCTCGGCGGCGATGGAGATCGCCGAGTTCATGCTCATCGTCCGGCGCGAGGGAGGATCGGGCCTCTACCTCAGCGGCGAGCCTGTCAAGACGATGGACGCGGCCAACAACCTCGTGCCGCACGAGGACGTGTGGCCGATCGTGTTCTGGGCCCTGCTGTTCAACCTGCGCCCTTTTATGCCCGCCGCGAGTACAGCCCAGCCCCGCGGCCGGTAGCAGCAGGAGGGCGATCGGCCCCGTGGGGCCCCAACACCGGCCCGACCTGGCCGGCGCACCGCCTGATCTACGAGCACGGGTTCACGCCTGAGCAGGTGCGCGCGATGACGACCCGCGAGGTCCTCGACGCGAACGAGGCGATCGACGTGATGTACGACGTGCTACACCCGCCCGAGGAGCCGAAGGCCCCGGCCGCGCCGGGGAGGACGCCATGAGCTTTATCCGCGAGCTCGCCGCAAAGCTGGGGTTCCAGGTCGACCTGGACCCGCTGCTGCGCTTCAACGATGAGATCGACGACAGCAAGTCGGGCCTCGAGTCGATGAAAGAGCGCGTGGCGGGGGTCATGGACCAGCTCGCCAAGCTGAACCAGGTGTGGGAGTTGACCTCGAAGGTCGCCAGCACCGCCTGGGGCGTGCTCAAGGACTTCACAGTCGCCGCCGCCGAGCAGGGCGCCAAGATCGCCGACACCAGCGCGCAGCTCGGGATCAACAGCACCGCCCTGCAACGGCTGCAGTACGCCGCCGACGCGACCGGCTCGAGCGCCGACACGATGAACAAGGCGCTGCTCGAGCAGGAGAAGCTGATCCGGGAGTCGGCCAAGGGCGCGACGCCGTTCTCGGACGCGCTCAAGCAGATCGGCCTGCGCGTCGAGGACATCAAGAACATGTCGCCCGAGGAGCGGTTCGGGCGGATCGGAGACGCGCTCTACAGCGTCCGCGACCAGGGCGAGCGCGCCGCGATCAGCCTGGCGCTGTTCGGCGGCGAGGGGTCCAAGATCCTGCCGCTGGCGCTCGAGGGCAGCGCGGGGATCAAGGCGCTCGGCGACGAGGCCGAGCGCCTCGGCATGGTGCTCGGCGAGGACGTGGTCGAGGCCGGGGCCGACTTCGATCAGTCGGTCAAGCAGATGCAGGGGATGGTCCAGGGGATCAAGAACGACATCGGCGCGGCGCTGATGCCGACGATCACCAGCCTCGTCAAAGAGGTCGGGTCATGGATCAAGGAAAACAAGGAGCTGATCCGCGAGAACGTCAAGGGCTTCATCTCGGGGCTGATCGAGGCCGGCAAGACGCTGGCGCCGATCATCACCACCGCCGCGAGCGCGGCCGCGGGCCTCGTCAACGCGCTCGGCGGGATCGGCAACGTCACCGCCCCGGCGATCGCCGGCCTGGGCGCGCTCAAGATCGCCACGCTCGCCGCCGCCGGGCCGTGGGGCATCCTCGCCGGCGCCGCCGTCGCGGCCGGCGTCGCCATCGTCGGGGCGATGACCAAGAGCGAGAAGAAGATCGGCGACGTCGAGCGGGCCTCGGCTCGCCTTGCCAAGACCCTCGACTTCGAGAAGGGTCTCGAGGGCAAGACGACCGCCGACCTGAAAAAGATGAAAGACGAGCTCGCGCGCGAGAAGTCGCAGAACCGCTTTGTGCGCGAGAACGTCGTCGGCCTGACCCCCAAGCAGATCCTCGCGCTGAACGAGGAGCGCAAGCTCGACGTGGAGAACATCGACGAGCGCGAGGCCAAGCTCGACGCGGCGATCAAGGCGGCCGAGGACGCCGACGCCGAGGAGGCCAAGATCCGCGCCGCCGAGGAGGCCCGAAAGCAGGCAGACGCCGACGCCAAGCTCGACGAGGACAACCAGGCGATCGCCGACAAGGTCGAGTACGACTACCTGCGCGGCAAGAAGGGCAAGACCAAGGAGCAGAAGGCGCGCATGGCCGAGTTGCAGAAGAAGCTCGGCATCAGCCCGAAGGCCGGCGGCAAGAAGGAAGACAAGGGCAAGACGGCCGACGAGCTCGTGCTCGCGGCGTCGGGGCGGTCGGCCGGCGGGGTCCTCGGGGCGACCAGCGCGCCGGGCCTGGGGACGACGGTGAACAACGTAGCCATCGACTACGCGCAGGACAACAAGTTCACTTTCACGTTGCCCTACACCGCACAGCGCTCGCCGCAGGACTTCGCGCGCGACGCCGGCCTGATGATCGCGGACAAGCTGACCGAGCAAAACGAGCAGCTCGCCGCCTACCTCAACGCGGGCAAGCCGCTCGGGGGCTGACATGCTGATCCGCTCCAAGACCTCCATCGGCGACATCACGATCGACGCGACGCTCCGGATCTCGCACCGGGTCGTCGCCGAGGTGACACAGCAGCCGATCGAAGAGGGCGCCGACATCGCCGATCACATGCGGCTGATGCCGCAGGGGCTCGAGATCGTCGGCATCATCGTCCCCGACGACCCGTCGATCATCGCCCGCGGCGGCACCTTCGGCGAGAACGCCGAGGCGACCTTGCGCAACCTGTTCCGCGTTCCCGGCCTCGCCAGCGAGGCCCGCGACGTCGAGGCGTGGCAGAACCTCAAGGCGCTCATCCGGGCGCGCAAGCGGCTCGAGATCGTCACCCGCTACGACACCTACTTCATCCTGCCGATCGAGCTGATCGCCGACGAGGACGCCGGGTTCGGGACCGCCCTGCAGTTCACCATGCGGTTCCTTGAGGTCGAGATCGGGTCGGTGCGGTCGCTCGACAACATCGACGACGCGCTCAAGGACACGGTCGGCGGCAAGGTCGGCGGCGACAACCTCGGGCAGCAGACCCTCGGCGGCGAGGAAGAGATCCAGGCGGGCAAGCAGACCAAGCCCAAGCCGAAGGTCGTCAACAGCTTCAACACGGTCTACCAGGGGGCGTGAGCGATGGCGTTCAAGGCGAGGCCGATCCCGGGACCTGAGCAGGCGAGCCGCGGCGAGTTCACGATCGTCGTCGAGCTCGGCACGCCCGGCGCCTCGGGCCTGCCCTACAAGATCGTCTGCCGCTGGAACGTCCGCGAGTCGTTCTGGATGGCGAGCATGTACGACGCGAGCGACCGCGCGATCGTCCGCGACATCGCCGTCCGCTGCGACGAGGACGTGCTCGAGAACGTGATCCGCCCCTACACCCCGCCGGGCGCCGTCGTCTGCCGCGACGTCACCGGGGGCGACCGCGATCCCGATCGGCAGGGGTGGACCAAGGGGATCCGGCTGCTCTACGAGTACGAGGTCGCCTGATGCCCGCGCCGCCCGTCCTCAGCCCGCAGTGGATCCGGTGCAGCCGCCTCGAGGCGCTGCCGGCGAACGGCGGGGCGATCACGACCGAGAACCTCACCGGGCGCGCCGGCGTGCGGATCGCGTTCGACATCGTGCGCGAGATCTCGGGCGAGCCGAACCAGGCGACGATCACGGTCTACAACCTCGCCCGCGACACCAGGGCGCGCCTTGAGGGGCTGCGCGGGCTGCTCGCCCCCGTGCCGGTGAAATGGAGCCTGGGCGGCCTCCTGGCGAGCGACGCGTCGCGCGGGTACACCGGCCCGGACGCCATCAGCGCGGAGAAGGACCCGCCGCCGGGGACCGAGCTGCCCGCGAGCGCGCCGGCGGCCTCCAAGCTGTTCGGCTACGCCTACGTGCGCTTCTACGCCGGATACGGCGGCAAGGTCGGACAGATCTGCGAGGGGACGATGCTGGTGCCCAAGTCGACGCGGGTCGACGCGACGACCTGGGCGACCGTGCTGAAGTTCGGCGACGGCGCCCTCGGGGCGGCCAAGGCCCAGGCGAACCTGTCCTTTCCGGTCGGCACCGAGATCCTCACGGTGCTCCGGCACCTGCTGCGGCTGCTCGGCGTCGGCACGGGGAACCTGTCGGCTGAGACGTGGGCGCGCGTGCTCGGGCAGGGGATCAAGCGGTCCTCCAACCCCTACGTGGTCAGCTCCAAGCTGGCCTGGCCCTACACCCCAAGCGGGGCGAGCGCGTGGCGCGATCTCGAGACGCTGCTCCGGCTGTCGAACGTCGGGTGGGTGATCGACATGGGGCAGTTCTATCTGCTCGAGGCAGACGGCTACCTGCTCGGCGAGGTTGTCGACCTCGGGCGGCCGCTCAAGGTCGAGGACCTCGGCGGCGCGTCTTGGCGCGGGACGTTCTTGCTCAACAAGTCGGTGCGGCCGGGGATCCGCGTCACCCTCGACAAGACCGGGTTCGCGGGGCCATACATCGCCCGGCGCGTGCAGCACACCGGCGACACCCACGGCGGCGCGTTTCACTCGATCGTCGACTTCGTCCCGATCGATCCCCTCGGCCTCGGCCTGGACTTCCTGTGACCGAAAAGACCCTCGTCAAGAACGTCAAGACGCTCGAGGACCGGATCGCCGAGGCGATCCGCGGCCCGGCGATTGCGTTCTTGACGAAGGTCGCGGCGCCGTGGACCAAGGGCACGCAGCAGCCGGTCGTGCGCCATCGGGCGCCGGACGGGCAGACGGTCGATCAGTCGCCGACCCCCGACGCGCCGGTGATGACGCTCGGCGGCGGCGGCTTCGAGCTGTCCACCTGCTTCGACGCGAACGACCCGGTGCTGTCGATTCCGCTCGAGCGCGACCACACCAACTACCTCACGAGCGGCAAGCTCAGCGACCCGGCGTCGCCCCGCCGGCACGACCGCGGCCTTGCCGTCGCCCTCCCGTTCAGCGTCCGCAAGACGACCGCCGCCGCCGCGGGCGAGCTGTTCCTCGGGCACACGAAGGCGGGCCCGTCGTCGATCCTCGAGATCTCGCTCCGCTTCAAGCGCCTCGAGGCCAAGCTCGAGATCCGCGCGGACAACGGGATCAAGATCGGCATCAACGCGACCCGCGGCGCCGCCCGCCTCAACGACACGGTGAGTCGATCGGCCCTGATGGGCACGTGGATGAAGCAGGTGACGGTCGGACTCAACGGGCTCGCCCCCGGGTCGGTCACGCCCTACGTCGGCAGCACGATCGGGTCCATCAGCAGCGCGAGCAGCATCGTGGAGGTCGAATGAGCCAGCTCAAGCTGTCCGGGGGAGACCTCGACATCACGAACGGCCAACTCTCCGAGGTCTCGGGCCTCGACGAGATCAGGCAGCACCTCGAGACCCGCCTCAAGACATGGCGGGGCGAGCGCTTCTACGACGCGACCGGCGGCGTCGACTACGGCGAGGTCGTGTTCCCGGCCGAGGACCGCGACGCCGTGCTCGGCGAGCTGCGGCGCGAGGCCCTCGGCACGCCGGGCGTGACCGACGCGACCCTCGTCATCACCAGCGACGAGCCGGCCAAGCTCAAGGTCCGCGGGACCTTCATCGCGTCGCTGACCGAGCTCGACGACCTGATCCGCGCGGAGTTCGGCCCGATCGAGATCGGCCAGGAGGCTTGAGCACATGGCGACCCCACCGACCTATGGACTGACCGCCGAGGGCTACGTCGCGCCGACGCAGGAGAAGATCCGCGCCTGGCTCGCGTCCGAGTGGAAGGAGCTTTTTGGCGCAAACAGCACCGTCGAGGCGTCGAGCATCAACGGCAAGCTGATCGACTTCGCCACGCGGATCGCGGTGACGTACTTCGAGGGCGGCGCCGGGGCGGCGAACGCCGGGTGGTTCGCGGCCGCGCCGGGCGTCGCGCTCGAGAAGATCCTGAGCTTGTTCGCCTTCCCGCGGCTGGCGGCCTCGTCGTCGACGGTGTCGGCGGTCCTCTACGGGACCGACGCGACGATCGTCAACGCCGGCGCGATCGCGTCGGTCGAGGTCTCCAAGGACAAGTTTTTGACGACGGCGGGCGTCACCATCGGCGACGACGACAGCATTTACGTCGTCCGGATCGGCGACGGGATCAGCCCCGGTGACGCCCCGTCCGTCACGATCGCCGGAACGCCCTACAGCTACGTCGCGGGCCTCGTCGACACCAAGACGGACATCGCCCTTGGGATCAAGGCGGCGATCGATCTCGGCGGCGTCCAGGTCGCGGTGTTCCAGCCCGGCGACGACCCCAACGGCGACGCGCTGCTCGTGATCGAGGACAACGGCCTCGGCCCGTTCACGCTGTCGGCGTCGAACGGCGGCGGGTTCGGAGACGTCGAAGCGTACAGCGCGAAGCGGGTCGACTGCGTCGCCGAGCAGACGGGGCCGCGGACGGCCTTCGCCGGCACCCTCAACGTCATCGAGACGCAGGTGACGGGGTGGGACGGGGTCACAAACACCAGCGACGCCGACCTCGGCCGCAACGCCGAGACCGACGCGGCCTACCGCGCGCGCCACCGGGACCAGCTCCAGTCCAAGGGCTCGGCCTCGGCTCAGGCGATCCGCGACGCGGTCGCGCAGCTCGACGGCGTCACCTACGTCGCGGTGCGCGAGAACCCCGACGACGTTGTCGACGGCGAGGGCCTGCCGGCGCACTCGATCCGGGTGACGGTGCTCGGCGGCGACTCGGTCGAGATCTGCGAGACCATCTACAAAAAGAAGGCCGCGGGGATCCAGACCTACGGCTTCTACAACGAGGTGATCGAGGACAGCGAAGGCAACCTCATCACCATCTACTACCAGCGGCCGACCAGCCTCTACATGTGGATCCAGATCGACGTGTCGGCCGGCGAGAAGTACCCGAGCTCGGGCGATCCGCTGGCGACCATCGCCGCCGCGGTGGCCCTGTGGGGCGACATCAACATCTCGATCGGCGACGACGTCGAGCGGTTCGCCCTCGGCACGCCGATCAACACAATCCCCGGCATCAAGGCCGCGACGATCACCATGAACTACACCTTGAACGAGCTCGATCCGCTGCCGCCGCTGTTCGCCGCCGACCTCGTCGTCTCCAGCACCGAGCTGCCGCTGTTCGACAGCTCGCGGATCATCGTGAACCTCGTATGACGATCCCCTACGACCACACCGCGATCCTCGAGGACATCTGGACGCAGTTCCAGAACAGCCCCAACGTCCGCGCGATCCTCGAAAAGTTCTTCGTCGCGCCCGCGAACGAGGGCGAGGACCTGCTCGAGCTGGCGACCAAGCACAACGTCGTCGACGGCTTCGGGCTGATGCTCGACGACATCGGGGCGATGCTCGACGTGACTCGAGAGGAGCTCGGCGGCCTCAGCGACGCCGACTACATCGTCGCGCTGATCGTCCGGGCGCGCTCATCGATCAGCGCGGGCACCCTCGAGGACTTCGCGCAGCTCCTTCGGGCGATCCTCGCCTCGCAGCCGCCGATCCCGATCGTCGAGTGGTTCCCGGCGGCGGTGCGGGTCTACATGCAGGGCATCACGCCGCAGGAGGGGACGCTGCTCGAAGTGCTGCTCAAGGGGGTCCTGCCCGCGGCCGGCGTCAACACGGTCCTGAGCGTCCACGACGACACCTGCATCTCGTTCTACTCGAGCCACGGCCCTGTCAAGCAGGACGGGTGGTTCGGGAGCAGCCACGGCCCCGCGACCGATCAGGCCGGCTGGTGCCACGCGATCAAGCTCTAACCCCCAGGAGACCCACCCATGTCCAAGCCGATCGTCGTGCCCCTCGAGTGGGCGACCAACCTCGTTCACCTCGTCGGCGACTACCCAGGCAGCGCGACGAAGGTGTCGCCCGGCGCCGGCGTCGTCGCGGCGGGTCTGATCCCCGGTGACGTGTTCGCGCCGACCGCCGAGGAACTCAACCACACCTGGAACCTGTGGACACAGTACCTCATCTGGGTCTCGGACGGCACGAGCTCGCCGATCA